TGAAAAAAACCCGCGCCCATCATTCTCTTTATCCAAAGGGAAAGCCCTGGAACGGAAAGGGAAAGGTCATGACCAACCGCGAATTGAAACGATCGTGCAGGATGCGGCCGGCTCGTATGGGCCAAACGTTGCAGAGTGGGCTCGGAGGATTCTCGGTGTGGAGCTCATGCCCTGGCAGCGCCACGTTCTCGATGGTCAGCTCAGCGTTGACGCAGACGGTCGATGGTGCAACCCTTTGTCACTTGTCAGCGTTGCGCGACAGAACGGCAAAACCGTTGCACTCAAAGCATTGCTGGGATGGTGGTTGACGGAATACAGCCTGGAGGCTGGGCCGCAAACGATTCTGTCGACTGCGCACCGGCTCGATCTGGCGACTGCGCTGTTTCAGGATTTGGCGCCAACACTCGAAGCCAAGTTTGATGTCAAAGCGACGTGGGCTTACGGCCGTAATAGCATCAAGATTGGCGATTCGGTTTGGCACGTCAAAGCAGCCAGACCATCAAGCGGCCACGGTATGTCTGTTGACCTGATTATTGCCGACGAAGTATTCGGCATTGACTCTGAGACACTCGACATTGGTTTGCTGCCGACGCAACGCGCCAGACCTAATCCGCTGTGCTCGATGTGGTCTACGGCCGGCACCGAGGACAGCATCGCAATGTTGCGTTGGCGTGAGCAAGGCATCCGCGCCATCGATGAGAACAAATCGACTGGCATTTATCTCGCGGAGTATTCGCCTCCGGCTGACGCTGACCCGATGAGCCCAGGCGCGTGGGAGTACGCCAACCCGGCGCTGGGCCACACGCTCGACATTCGCACCATTGAGCAAGAAGCCAAGTCACCAAACCGTGCAGGCTTTCTCCGATCTAGCGTAAACCTATGGGTACAGTCAGAGCTTTCGTGGCTTTCGCCAGGCAAGTGGGAAGGATGCGCTACCAAGCTGCCTCCGCTGCCTGGTGGCGTGCTCGCAGTCGAGGTAGCCGTAGACGATGGCCGGTACGTGGCGGTTCGTTGCAACGGCAACAGTGCTGGGATGCTGACTGCGACTGTCGCGTTTATGTGCGAAACCGTGACGCAGGTTTGGGATAACATCCGTCAACAGATTGCGTCAAATCCTGGGCTGACGGTGGCCATCACTCCGACGCTTGACACGAATTGCCCGACCGATTTACAGCGTCGACGAGTCCTGGTCGGTTATCAAGAGATTTGCCGCCACACGTCAATGGTTCGCTCGCTCATCAATGAGGGCCGCGTTGCGCACACCGGCGAGACCATGTTGGCTGAGCACGTAGGCCGCGCGGTTGCAGTCAAGACGCCTGGCGCCATTGCGTTGAGCTCAACCAAATCATCTGGCCCTATCGAGTTAGCTCGGTGCCTGGTGTGGGCTGTCGGCATGTGTGGCAAGCCGCGACCGATGGTGAACCGACCTGTGATTGCATCGAGCGCCTAGACTGACTGCACGATGGCTGTTTTCTCGCTCAAACGCGCAACCCCCAACGACTCCAAAGCCCAAGTAGGTGCCGCCACCGGCTACGCCGGCAACAACATGGTCGGCAACTTCATGACCTACACCACCGGCTTTGACCGGCTGGCCGCCATCCAAATTCCAACAATTTCTCGTGCGCGCGATCTGATTTGCGGCATGATTGGCTGCCTAGAAATTCACCAGTACGGCAAACAATGGATGGATGACGAATACGAGGACATCGAGTTGCCCGATGACACCTGGTTCCATCAGCCTGATCCAAACGTCACACGCAACTTCATCATGAGCTGGACTACCGACGACCTGATTTTCTACGGCCGCGCATTCTGGGTAGTCACCAGCCGATTCGGCAACGGATTCCCGGCAACATTCACTTGGATTCCAGCTGCTGACGTGCAGACTCGTGACCAAGGCGGCCCACAGTGGTGGGGCCCGAGCAAGCAAGTCACGTTTAATGGCCTTGATCTGAACCCGAATGATGTCATTCAATTCATCAGCCCGATTCAAGGCCTGTTGTCAATGGGTGCTAGGGCGATTCGCACCAACGTCAACCTTGATACCAGCGCCGAGCGTTTCGCACGCAACCAAACACCAGCCGGTGTGCTGAAGCAGACCGAAGGCGAGCCGTTGAGCGCCGAGGAGCTCAGCGAATTGGCGGCCGGCTTCGCTGAAGCTCGCAACAACAACGCCATCGCCGCTTTGAACCAGTACGTCGACTGGAAAGAGTCCTACATGGATCCAAGCAAACTTCAGTTGACCGAAGCACGCACCTATCAGGCGCTGGAAATGGCGCGACTCGCAAACATTCCTCCGTACCTTGTCGGCGCACCGTCAGGTTCAGGCATGACATACCAAAACGCTTTGCAAGCACGCCAAGACCTGTACCTATTCGGCGCCAAGCCATTCATTGATTGCATTGAGCAGACGCTCAGCATGAATAACGTGACGCCACGCGGCCGCTACATTTATCTCGACGTAGAGTCATACTTGGAGGAAGCACAGATGGAGCCCGACCAGGACAACGCTGCACCTGGTCGGGCACCTACCAACGAAACCGAGGATGACGATGATTCGACTAACGGCAACTGACACTTTTATTCTCGCTGAGGATGGCGAGTCACCGCGCACCATTTCAGGCATCGCCGTGCCGTGGGGCGTCGAGGCAACCGTTTCAGACGGCACTCGCGTACGTTTTGAGCGCGGCAGCCTCCCGATCAGCGGCAAAAAGCCCAAGCTGCTGAAATACCACGACTCGACCCAGCCTGTTGGCGTGGTGACCGGCCGTGTTGACAGCGAAAAAGGCATGGTTTTTACGGCGCGAATCAGCGCCACCAGCGAAGGCAATGACATGCTCGAACTCATCAAAGATGAGGCCGTGGATGCTGTTTCCGTTGGCGTAGACGTAATTGACGCCCGGTATGACGACGATGGCACCATGGTCATCGCCAAAGCCGACTGGGTTGAACTGAGCCTTGTGACGCAACCAGCGTTTAAGGGTGCTACCATTACAGATGTTGCAGCGACCGAACCACAGCGAGAGGAATCACAACCAATGTCAGACAAGGTCGAAGCAACCGCCGCAAAGGTCACCGAAGCGCCGGCTCCTGCCCCCACAATGCTGTTTGCAGAACCCAAGGCGCCGTTCAAGCTGCCTTCGGCCGCTGAATACATGGCGAAGTTCGCCGTTGGTGGCGCAGAGTTCGCCGAATTCAACGCTCGCATCAAGGCCACCGCGCCGAACGTCATCACCTCCGACACGCCTGGCTTGCTCCCCGAGCCGATCGTTGCGCCGGTCTACGACTCGCTGAACCCGATTCGACCATTCGTCACCGCCATTGGCGCACGCGCAATGCCGGAATCAGGCACCACGTTCCGTCGCCCGGTCATCACCGTTCGGCCAACCGTGACACAGCAGCCGACCGGCCAGCTCACCCAGCTCAATGGCTCGGATGTGCAAGTGTCAAACAACAACGTCAGCAAGCTGACGTTCGGCACTTACGTCAACATCTCGGAACAGTCAATCGACTTCACCGACCCAAACAGCTTGGCAATCGTGCTCAACCAGCTTGCAATCGCCTACGGCGAAGCGACCGACAACTACGCAGTCGACACCTGCCACGCCGCAATCACGCAGACCGCTACGGTCACTGACACGGCTGTTGGTGCTGACTGGGTTGCCGCAATCTACGAGGGCGCTCGCCAAATCTCGTTGAACAGCAACTATCTGCCGACGCATCTGTTCCTGACGCCAGGCAGCTGGGCTGCACTTGCCAGCTCGGTTGATGATGCAGGTCGCCCGGTGTTCCCATTCGTGGGCGCCCCGAACCTCAGCGGACAGAACGCCGCTGGTGCTGCCGCTGCAACCACTTGGAACGGCAACCCGCTTGGCTTGGTGCTTGTCGTTGACAAGAACGCGCCTGGCTCCTTCATGGGTCACGCCGCTGGCCCAGCCGCCGGCTTCGAGTTCTACGAACAGCAGAAGGGCGCGATCAGCATCGACACGCCTGCGACGCTCGGCCGCACCATCGCCTTCCGTGGCTATGCAGCCTCGTTCATGGCGGATGCGACCAAGTTCGTGAAATTCGTCTGATCCAACAGATTCCTTCCTCCAGGGAACACTGAACGGTGGCGACGTACACGATCACCCATAAACAGGTGGTTTCAAACGTTGCCATCGTTCAGTTGTTGGAGCCACTCGAATTTGAGGTCGGCCAAAGCATCACCATTGCCGGTGTCAATGCCACTTGGAACGGCAGCCATAAGATTCTTGCGCTGCCTGAGTATTACCTCACTGGCGTCACCGACCAAGGCGACTACACCTATGACACCTCGCGCATCATCCCCAATCAGGTGCTGTTTGCGCTCACTACTGACGACGCAGAACGCGCGGCCGCCACAGGCACTGTTACCTACTCGGTTACGTGCACGTGGATTGTCCTGGCTGATTTAGAGGATTACCTCGGCTTTGTTTTTACCAATCCCAGCGCTGACCTTGACGTTGCCAACATGGCGCTTGCGGCCGCCAATGCTTTCTGCTTTCGTCGACGCCAAGAAGCCGGCTACTGGGATTCGCCCAGCACCGTGCCCGATGGCGCAGCTCGACTGGGCACCGTGCAATACGCCGCCATTCTTTACCGTGAGCGCGGCAGCACCGAAGCGTTTGCCAGCTTCGATCCGTTGGCTACAGGTGGCCCGGTGACTGGCAACTACGGTCAGATACTTCGCTTGCTCGGAGTCGGTAAGCCGCAGGTGGCCTAATGCCTGACACGCTGTTCAAAGAGGGCTATGACCAGCTGGTTACCAAGCTCGGCACGATTACCGGTCTAAAAGTGTTTAACGATCCGCGCAACATTAACGTGCCGTGCGCAATCGTTGAGGCCCCCAGCATCCAGATGGCCAGCAACGTCGTCGCAGACATGGAATTCCGTGTCGTCATCGTCGGCATGGGCACTGGCGACAACCGCACACTCGACCAGCTGCTCGATTTGGCTGATCTGATTCGGGAAGCCGAAATTGGCCTCAACACAGCCCGACCCACGACCGTTAGTTACGGTGGCGCCGATTATCCGGCCTACGAGCTCGTCATACGCACCAAAGTCGCACCGTAGACCTACTAGACTGCCCACAAGGCTTGCAGCGGCCGCAAACCACAGGAGAACCGCTACATGGCCGTTGCAACCACCTACCTCGCCACACCGACCTTCAACATCGGAGCTTCGTCGGCCTCGACCAAGGACTTGTCAGACCAGTGCAAGAGCGTGGTCATCACCAAGGCGCGCGAAGCCCTTGACGCTTCCAGCTTCGGCTCCTCGGCTCGCAACTACGTGGGCGGCCTCACCAACGTGACCGTCACGGCGACGCTGCTCATGGAATACAGCTCCTCGCCTGGCACCTACGTCGATCTCACCAGCCTCGTGGGCACCAACGTCTACGTGGCAGTTAAGCCGACCAGCGGCGGCATCACAACCACCAACCCCGAGTTCCAAATCACTGGCGGCTATCTTGAATCGCTCGACGTAATCAACGCCTCGCTTGGCGAGTTGTCGGAAGTAGAAATCACCATCACTGGTGGCACGCTTGTTGAAGATGTGACCGCATGAAATTGACAATCCAGGTGTCGTTTAAGACACCGGCAGGACAATCAGTCAGCGAGACGGTCACCACGACCATCGCAACTGCCGCAGCGTGGGAACGTAAATTTAAGCGCCGCGCATCTGATCTCCAAGGCGGCATCGGTATCGATGACTTGATGTTTATGGCGTGGCACGTGCTCAACGCTCAAAAGCGTGAAGGTCGTGACTATGACGCTTGGCTTCAGTCGGTTGAGGATTTCAGCGTCGTTGAGGTCGCTGGCGCAAACCCTACGGATCCGGCAGCATCAGACGCCAGTTAGCTGAGCTGCTGTTGGCTACCGGGTACTGGCCAGACGGCATCGAGTTTGATGTAGAGGATTTGGCGACCGTGTTGCTGCTCGCCAAAAAACAGCAGGAGAAACGCCGTGGCCGTTAGCGCAAGTGTTCAGGTGTACGGCATCAAAGAGGCCTTACGCGAATTAAACAAGATTGACAAAAGTTTGCGTCGTGAGATTACGCGCGATTACAAAGAAATTGTCAAGTCGGTGATTGATGACGCCAAGGCAGCCGTGCCGGCAGCTGCACCGCTGTCGGGCATGAATCGCAAATGGAAAACGAAATCGGGTTACGAAATCATTGGTGATGGTGGCTGGTCACAAGCCATCGCGCAGAAGTTTCTTGTCGCCAAAATCAGCACACGTCGCGTCAAGGAATACCAGGGCAACAAAGTCAATGTCGGCACGTTCAGGCTCGTTTGGTCAGGTATTGCCAACCAAACCTTTGACATTGCCGGCCGCAAATCAAGCAACCCATTAGCCAGAGCACTGTCTCAACGTTGGGGATCAGCATCTCGCGTCATGTGGCCCTCGTACGAGAAAAACAAATCGCAGGTCGATCAGGAGATGCTCCGCTTGTGTGAGCGCGTTATGGATGAAGTCAACCGCAACCTGGTGACCGCACCAGTCAGCCGTTCGTAGGATGTAGCAATGGCCGTAAGTATTCCCATTGTCTCCGAGTTCGACTCAAAGGGCATCACAAAGGCCATCAACGAATTCAAGAGCCTTGAGGGCGCTGGAGCTAAAGCCCAGTTCGCCCTGGGCAAAGCCGCGCTACCGGCCGCAGCCGCTATTGGCGGTCTGGCCGTAGTTATTGGCGACGCCACCAAAGCGGCAATTGAGGATGCCAAAGCCCAAGAGCTGCTGGCCCTAGCCATTGAAAAGAACACGCTGGCCGGTGAGGCCAACGTGCGTGCTGCCGAGGCCTACATCGAGGCCACCATGATGAGCGCAGCAGTCGCAGACGACGTGCTCAGGCCAGCCCTGGCGACGTTGGTGCAAACCACAGGCGATCTGCAATACAGCCAAGAGCTGCTCAACGCCTCACTTGACATCTCAGCCGCTACCGGCACAGAACTTAGCGCGGTCACTGACGCCGTAGCAAAGGCCTACGCAGGCAACACTAAAGCCCTGGGCAACATGGTGCCCGCCGTGCGCGGCCTGATCAAAGACGGTGCCTCACTTGATGAGATTATGCAGGCACTTAACGCCACGGTCGGCGGCGCAGCCGTAGTGGCCGCCAACAGCGCCGAAGGCCGCATGAAACGCCTATCGCTTACTATTGGCGAAACCAAAGAATCAATCGGCGCAGCCTTTCTGCCAATACTTGAAAAACTGCTGCCGTACTTGCAACGCTTTGCTGAGTATGCCCAAAACAACAGCGACACCATTGTCAAAGTCATGCTCGCTGTCGGCGCCTTGGCATCAGCCATACTTGTGCTCAATACGGCGGTGAAGGTCATCACAGCCAGCCAAATCGTGCTCAACGCAGTCATGGCCGCCAACCCAGTCGGCTTGGTCGTTGTCGCGGTCGCAGCTCTCGTAGCTGGCTTCATGGTGCTGGTCGAAAAGACCGGCAGCGTCAAAAACGCCTTTATGACTATGGGCAATTTCATCATGG